TTCGGAGGGGGTTCCGCGGTTCCAAGTTGCCAGTAATACTGTACGGCAACTTGGAACCAGCGGCTTATCTCTCTTTTGCAGCAATTCAGCGCCACCCGTGCCTGGGGGCGGGTCAGGAGGAGGAGCCGGAGGACATGGAGACGCCGCCCCCGACGTCACCGGAGGAGGAGACTCCCCTCAAATAGGCGGGGTCACAGGCTGAACAGGATCTACCTATTCAGGCTGAGACACTCCGTGAAGGTAACCCTACAGAGAGATGAGTCTGGAGCTTTCAAGTACGGCACGGATGCCTTCACCTTCACACTAGAGGACGTCCTCAAGAGGGACGGGGGGCAGCTAAAACTGCCATTCGAGGACTATACAATAGTCCTTGTAAAGGTGGAGATGAGACCCCTGGGGGAGAGTGTAACTATATGGAAGGGGTTCGGACATACTGTCCCTATCCAGGACGCTAGGCTAACTAACTTTAAGAAAAAGGCTGGCCTACAGGATGATCCCCTAGCTAATTTTGATGGGGCTAAAAAGTGGGATCAAAGATGGGGATTTAAGAGACTACTGAGGCCTAGGCCCCAGTTAGTCAGTACTGACCTGTCCACTGCGAATGAGGTGGCCCCTATATGGCTGAACAGCCAGAGATCCTTCTGGATCCCCCTGCAACAGACAGCTCAGAGAATTGCTCCTGAGAAGATCAACCATTACGGACTTGCCTTCAGTTACCTGCAGCCATCACCGGAAGATGAATTCTACCAGGCCGAGATCACCTTCTACATGAAGTTCCGGCAGTTCGCCTGGACAACACTCAATGATCCCCCCACCCCCAATTGGCAGGAACAACTGCCTCCCAATATGGAGTTAATGAACATAATTGATGAGGACGAAGGTGTAGATTTTCAATAAAGCACTTTATTGATCAGCAATTGTGTCTCGAGTGTTTGGCCCCTTCGCTCCCGGCTGTCGCCGGTCGCTCCGGGGCAATGCCCGCCGGAATCGGCCTACGCGGCTACCGCCGCTCCGGCCTCCGCCGGCTTGGGCATGAAAATGAAGCCCATGCCGGCGGGGTCAGTAATTGATGGGGTACTTTTTCATGCAGTCGGGTGCATCCTCGAATCCAGTTGCATTCCAGATCATCCACTTATTGATGCGGCGGAACAGGGCTTGAACGTAGCATTTTTCCTCGTTGTACCATGATTCCGGCGGGGTATTGCTCGTAATTATTATCTTCTTTGAGGTAAACTCCACATAAGCCCCCTTGACAGGTACTTTATGCGGGTACCGGTCGGTTAGGCGGAGCAACTCACAGAAAGGGATCCACCCATAGAAGTCGTCAATAACGACTATGTCTTCATTTGAATATCCATCCCACCAATCACCTTTCATCTTGTAGAATTTGGCTCCTTCTTGCTCATTGGCCCATCTGCTTTTCCCCACCCCTGAGGGGCCGGTCAGGACGATAACTTCAGTCTTGAAGTCACGCGGCTTCTGGCCTATCAGGAGCGCCAGCTCCCTTAGGCCACGCCCATATTTGACGTATACTTCACTGAAGTCTCGCGCGATTTCCCTCATTTGTCTTCCGGCTTTCACAGCGGCAACAGCTCCAGAGAGGTCGCTCCGGTTTCCCTTCGCCGGTATGCCGAGGGTAAGTATCACGTCTCCTTCTTTTGAGCAGTAGGCCTCGTTGTCTTCATCGGATCCTCTCGCCACCTCCCAATGAGCTCTCGGTAGGAACTCTTTCATGCTCGTTAGGCGCTTCTTCTTTTTCAAGTGCAAATACCCTTGCAGATGTGGGGTCCCCTGCGCTCCCGTCTCACGCCCGACGATGGCATAATGGACTTCATCAGGCTGCAGGGATACCACCTTCTGAACTTCATCATCCGTAAAGTTGTTAAGGGTAAAGCACCACCGTTTGCATGGTGCAGGGCGCTTAATTGGAGCCAG